GCGCAAAATCAGAGATATCACCTTCGACTTTTGCGTAGTAAACGCGATCAGGTTCATCAGGAAATTGTAACTCGACTGGTTCACTTGTTAATAACCAAGATTTTAACTGATCTAGCTTATCAAGAGCGTCAACATCATCTTCAACTATAAAGCCCACAGGTTGATTGATATATAATACGTCTGTTTTGCTTGATTGAATATATGCACCAGGCTTGCCCGGGACACGTAATAAGTTATTAGTGATAGGAGCAAAAGGAGACTTTTGACGTCCTTCGAGTAAAAATAGCCATTCTTTTGTTTTGCCATTAAATAATAATTTATTATGTTGCAAATTGCTCCCTCACTTTCTTATCACGATTCTGCATTTCAGTAACGTGTTTATATGTTTGTCTACTTAACTCTCTTCCATCCATTTGATTGATTACTGTTGTATAAATGACTGCTTCTCCCGTCAATTGACTAGTATTGTTTAAACTGTCAATTATCCGATTCGCTTCACCACTTGGTCTAGCGCCTGTTGCGTAACCAGGTATACGATTTAAAGCTTTTAAGATATTTTTAGTCTCATCATGAGTAAAGACTTGATATCCGCTCGGACGGTTATACATACCATAATCGAGCATCTCCCACCGATTACCGATACGACCTAATTCATAGCCTTCTTCACCTGCTAAAAAGCTTCCGCCAGGGTGATAATCTGTACCTGTTGCGTACTCTTGATAGCCACCTCCACCAACCAAGCCGATGTTTGCTGAGTCGCCTGTTTTAAAACCTGAATATCTAGCATGAAACTTAACATTTACTACTCGACTCTGATAAATTGTTCTGCCGGCGACTTCATTAATATTTTCTAACTCGCTTTTAGCTGTCTGTAGTTTAGATATTTGTGTATTGATTTTGTCTACTTGATCCTGGTACTCTTGCGTGTTCAACTCACCAGAATATCGTAATTCATCCAGCTTTTCTTTTTCTTTTGAAAGAGATTCTATCTGCGTTTCAACAGCTTTCAGCCCTTGCCCTTTTTCATAATTTAAATCTAATTGAGATAAGATGATTTCTTCATACTTAAACCGCACGTTGTCTAATTCAGCAAGTTCTTCGCGCGTTAAATCTAAGTTATTTTGATTTTCGATATATTTATCGGTTAAAGCCTTCGATTGTCTGTCAAGTGTTTCCTCTTGGAATTTCATTTCTTGTAGCGTATCTTGTTCTAAAGCAAGACTCGTTTTTAATCGTTCGATTTCCAAAAAGTCTTTTGGTTCTTTTGCATCGGCTAAATCATTGATTTGTTGTTCGATATCACGAATAACTTTTTGTTGTTCTGTTTGATCTTGCATGTTTTGCTTCTGTGACTCTTGATTCTCTATACGCTCTTTATCTAATTCTTTAGCTTCAGCAATTAATTTATTCAAATCACGTTGCGTTTGAGCGTGTTCGTTAATAGCGTCGTTTAACTGTTGTTGTACTTCTGCTTCTAAAATATTTCGTTGTTCTTGACTGTACTCTTTTAAAGCAATTGTGTTCTCAGCGTAAGCTTCACCTTGCGAGCTTATTGCTTTCGCTGTTGCAGGCGCCTTTTCAATTACGTCATCATTCAAATCAAGAAATTCTTCCATCTCTTCATTCGTTAAGCCGCTTTTTTCAAGTAAATCATTTTGTTCATCGGTGAGTTCTTTAATCTTATCTGGTGCATTTGTTTGCTGCAATAACGCTAAAACATCCATATATCTCAGCATTTCATCAGTTGTTAACGTATTCTTTCCTTGTAACTCATCAAAACGAGCGATTAAATCATCTGTCGCTTTCACTTCTTCTTGCATTTCTTCGATTTTTTTTAAATTAACCTTACTATTATCTCTCATCGAGTCACTCAATGTATAAATGCCATAAGTAAGACCCGCGACAGCAGCCACTGCTAACCCAACAGGACCAGCCATACCTAGACCTCCGATTTGACCGAGTAACGCCGTTCCACCCGCTTTACCTAACAAAGTAGAGAGAGAACCACCAACTTTCAACACGCCACCTATACCTGTTGATAATCCGCCAAATGCAATCGATGCTGGACCAATGGCGGCCGTTAACCCAATTAATTTAAGAATAGTCTGTTGTTGTTCTTCATCCATATCAGCAAATGCCTGTGCGCCTTCTTCTAGCTTTCGAATCAGAGGCTCTGCTGCATCAATGGCATCCATAATTGCGGGAGCCAGTGCGTCACCTAAACTAATCGCAACATCTTTTATACGATTCCACATAATTTTTAATTGTGACTCTGTGGTGCCGTATCTTTTTTCAGCCTCTTCAGTTAATGCCGTATTTTCATCCCACGCGTCTGATCCAATCTTGACCGCCTCTGTGAATACGTCTGTTGCTCCTGCAGCACGAAGTAACGTATCACGTAATCGAACTTCTTTAATACCCATGTCATCTAAAATACCAATGGCGGATAATCCACGTTCTTCAGCTGTGGATAAACCATCAATGAAACTAATAATTGCTCCTGTCGCATCTTTTTCATAAGCCTTTTTAAAATCTTCTGCAGAAACACCCGCAACTTTCGCAAAGTTCTCTAAATCTTTCCCGCCTTGTTCTGCTGCCAATTGCATATTAATCATGACTTTACTAAAAGCTGAACCACCAGCCTCTGCTTCAATACCTACAGAGGATAATGCACCAGCGAATGCTAATATCTGTGATTCAGTCAAACCGACTTGAGCACCTGCACCGGCCAACCTCATAGCCATACTACTGATTTCCGATTCGGTGGTGGCCAAGTTGTTACCAAGCGCAACAATTGTGGAACCTAGCTTATCAAAGTCATCTTGACTCATGCCTACAATGTTAGCGAATCGAGCGAATTCAGTTGCAGCTTGTTCACTCGTTAAATTAGTTGCTTCACCTAAGTCGATCATAGTTCGGGTAAATTCTTCTACCTTCTCTGTCTCAATACCCAACTGCCCTGCAGATTCAGCGACAGCAGCTATTTGCTCTGTGGTGGCAGGAATGTCTTTGGCCATGTCTCTGATACCTTGTCTTAGGTTATCGATTTGTTTAGCTGAGCCGTCGACAGTCTTCTCAACACCTGCAAAGGCAGATTCAAAATCAACTGATGCCTTAAATACAGCAGCACCGCCTGCAACAATAGGGGCTGTTACTCGCATAGAATAACTTTTGCCGAAATCCGTCATCTTTCTTCCAACCGACTGCATACTCTTACCTGTTGAGTCTAGTTGAGTGCCCAATCGCTTTAAAGGATTAATCTGATCATCGATTGCTTTATTGATATTTTTAAGTTGAGTTTCTGTACGGTTCATTTGTGCTGTAGCATTGTTATATTCTGCAGAAAGATTTTTTGTTTGTTGTGCATCTTCACCTTTGACTCGTTTCGATTCTTCATAACGTTGTCTCAGTTCTTTTACTTTTTCTTGTTGAGTTTGAAATCGTCTCGTAAGAATATCCGACTGCTCACGCAATCCTTTTAGACTGTTTGTATAATCTTTACCACTAGAACGAGCTGCATTCATTTCAGATTTTAAACCCTTTAAATCTTGGGCAAATCCTTTCAAGGACCTCGTCGCTCCCTCATCTTCCCAAGATAACTTCGTTCTCAGGTTACCTACTTCTCTTACTGCCATTTTCCCACCTCCTACCACACTTCAGATAAATAAACTTCTTTTTCCACTTGATCCATACTCATTAATTCTTCAAAAAAATGGACGTCTAACTCATCTATTTCAGCTAGCGTCCATTTCTGCGTATATTGTTGTTGTGGAAACATTAACTTTTTATACAAAGTTTTAAGGGAAGTGTACGCTTCTTTAAACGTCACTCCCCCATCTCGTTTCCCTTTTCACTTTCCTTCTTTGGCTTCGTTCCAAAAATCGCTTCGCGTAGTTTTCCATCTAAATACTCTTTACTTGCTCCCGCATATAGATTTTCTAACGTGAATTGTTTTTGGAATACAACATCAGATAAGATAGAATATAGCTCATCGTCTTCTTCTAAGATATCTTTCGGTGTTGGTTCAACTTCTCCATTTTTCGCTTCTAATTCTGCCATCAGCTCATAATACTTACGTCTAGCTAGCAATGGAGTAAATGGTACAGTAAATGTTTGTTTTTTGTTTTCAATCATTAATTCAATTTTCATCATTCATCACCTACGGTAGTGGAACCCAAGTTTTATCGATTACTTCATTAAACCACTCGTCAATAATTGATTTATCAACAACATCGGGGTCTTGGTCCCAAAGTTTATACTTCTCGAATCCGTCGTTGATTCTAGGTAAACCTTCACCTGTTAAATTCGGTGTTTGGTATGAAGGTGTATCTTGTTCTGTTTGTTTATTTTCTTCTGCAGGTGCCAATTTTACGCGATAAACCCAAAAATATTCATATCCGCCACGCGCTGATTTTGCTCGACCACCAATTGCGATGTATGGAGCGTTATCGCTCGCTGTGTCAGTGATACCGCCATTATCATCCACTGTCTTACCTAAAACATCAGCTTCAACTGTTTTTTCTAAGTAAGCTGTGTTGACTGATACTGAGATAGGTCCTTTAGAAGAGTCTGAGAAAAGAACTTTATCATCCGCTCGTAGGTTACCTCTATTGATCGTTGGCTGTAAGTTTAGTGCCATGGCTGGTCCGAACGGTTTAATTTCACTATAAGTGGTCGTCGTGTTATTCTCTTCTGTGATAATTGCATAATGCAACATATCTAATCCTTTAATCGCCATATTTATTCCTCCTAAAATTAAAATAGCAACCTATTCTAAGTCGGTTGCATAACTAAAACGTAATATTTTTCTGTACTTTTGAGCGTCATTATCAAATGATTCGCTAGAAAACATCCGCTTAAAGCCCGCTTCTTTTAATCTACTTTCTACTTCGGCCACGATTGTCGTAAAATCGCCTGAAGTAAAAACGTCAACTTGATAAAAATACCTCGTAGACATTTCCTTATCATCCGCATTTAAACTAGATGATTGATTGTATTCGTTTAAAATAATGTATTCACTATTATTATTGTTTCCTGTTAAAGTTGCGACAGGAACATTAATCGGACGAAGAGCATCAATTATCATCTTTTTGACATTCAAATGATCTTCATCTCCTTCCTTAGTTCCTCAACGTAAATGTCTAATATCTTTCCTTTACTTAATTCAAAGGCGATACTTGCAAAGGGTTTAGGAGCAATAAAGCGCTTGGCCACGACATTATAATAGCCAAACTCATGCATATATAAATAGTATCCTTCCTGCTTCTTACCACCTTTTGTCCCAACAAATATCTCACCATTTTTAGGCTCTGTCCGATCTATAGCCCTTTGTGCATCACCGGAATATGGATTTAACCCATGATTATAAACCTCGTCTTTCATACGCTCCTTGAGTAAATCGGCTGCACGAATCAGTGCCTTGTCTTTCACATGTTCCGGTGCTAACTGAATCAGTTCAATCTCTCGTAGAAGCTCGTCTAAACCCTCAAATTCTAGATTCAATTAAGACACAACCTTCGCGACAACCGTCATAGAAACATTTAATCCATCATCATTTTCAATTGAGACTATCTCATGCTCTTTTTGATTCCACATAAGCGTTAAATTCTCAGGCCTTTCTATTTCATCCAAAGCCTTTTGATAACGAATGAGGAATTCACGATTGTTTTCCATTTGGTTTTGTGCCGCAGTATAAAAACGATTACCTCGCAATGTCTTTAACGCACCCCAAACCGTTTTATATGGAATGGGTTGGGTAATTGGAAAACCATTCTCGTTTGTTCCACCTGCAGGTTGTTGAAAAATAAGCTTTTGTTTTAAATCACCTGGATTAATTCTCATACTTGATCACCAACTGGATAACAATACTTCAAATGTAGTACGATACTGTTCAGAGAATGAGGTACTTCATAATCTTTTTCAGAACGAAAAGATTGACGATTATCATTCCAATGTTGTACAAGTAATGCCCTTGCTTGATTATACTGTTCAAGCATATCCTCGTTGGTTTCATCAATTACACCAACTTGGTTATGGATGAAGATACCTGCCTGTGTGTAAAACGTTTCAAGCAAAGGGTCATCGTCATCATAATCAATTCGAATATATCTTTTTAATTTAGCTAGTTCATCTGGTGTTAAAGTCACCATTATCACCCTCTCGAAAAAAGAGAGCGATATTACTCGCCCTCTTTTGTTGGATTACTTTCTGCTGCTTCAATTAAAGATTCGAAATAACTGACTAAACCTTTTCGATTATCGCCGGTTTTTTCAGCTTCTAACAATGCCTTTACTTCATCTAACGTTAGACCATCGGTGTTCTTTTTCACTTCATCAATGCTTCCATCAAGCACAGATGGGTCTTCTGTTTTTTCTTCCACTTCTACAAAGCCCTTTTCTTTTAATACCTGAATACGTTCTGCTGTTGCTTCGAAAACAGTATCTTTTGCAATATATTTCTTGTTGTTATTTTTATCGCGAAACGCTCGAATTACTTTTGCTTTCATGTGAATCTCTCCCTTTTTAAATATTTAATTAAGCAATAGGTGCTGCAATATCAATTTGACCAAAGATAACGGCCTCAGAATCCCAAGACTTAACGTTTTCACGCTCAATAGCCCGGAACTCAGTCGTGTTTGTTCTCCAAGCATTACCGCCTTCTTTAGTCATGTCTACAGACAGTTGATTGCGGTCGAACAACACAATAGCCTCTTTTAAATCACCTACGATAAATGGCGCTAGAGACTCACCTGGGGTTGTAGTAGTATCAGTTGCAATTGTTTTGTTTGAAAGAACTACAATCGAGCGACCATGCAATAATTTACGTGTAGCATCTTGTGGATCCTCTTGAAGTAGTGGTTTTCCATTGTTGTCTTCTAACTGATCCAAGTAGTTAAAACCATCTTGGTTAGTAAAGATAGATGCTACTTGTGCATGAGCTGGATCTAAGTCAACGTTAAGTGCTGTTTTAATACCTTTATGATCATCAAATTTCGTCTTAGAAAGGGCGTTTAGCACAGCAAGAATTAAACTATTTCGTGTAGCTTTTGATTTCTTAGCTAACCATTTACGCAAGTAAGCTTCTAGCGCTTGGTCTGTGTCAGATAGTAAATCATTTGGAACTGGCAAGAAACCTGCGTAATCTTCAATCTCGTAAGTGATACGGTCAAACTGTGGTGAGTTAATTTCAGCCATAGCATTAGGATCGCCATATTCAGATAGTGGAGCAAATGGTGTGGAATCTGCACGGCGTTCTAATGTACGGGCGCCTTTATTCGTTTTAACTGGCTCCACTGTTACGTATTGTTCTAAGTTATCAACCGTGTTCTTCAGTTCATTGATTGTTGTAGTGATGTCTTCCGGAACAATATAGCCGCCATCTTCACCTGTTTTTTCAGATAAAGCTGCTTTAAATTCGTCCATCACAGACATTTCACTCTCAGTTAATTTATGGCCACGTAAAGCCTTGAAGAATACTTGCTTGTATTCTTTTTTATCATCTTGTTTAGGCTCGACAGGCATTTGACTTCCATTGGCTTGTGGTTCTGTGACTGTTAAACCTTGAAAATCTTTTTGAAGAGCTAAGAAGTTATCAAGATCTTTTTTCGCTGCTTTCGCTTCTTCAATTTTTGCTTTTGCTTCTTCGTATTTACCCTCATCCTGCAGTTCTTGCGCTTCATCTTTTAAATCTGCAACAGACTGACGTAGTTCTTGTTCGCGTTTTGTCATTCCTGTGGCACCGTCCATTTTTACTGACAATACGTTTTTGTTCGATAGTAATGAAAACATTGTTTGATTAAGTGTGTTTGCTAATAGTTTTTTCAATCCATTTTCCTCCTTATGAGCATTAAAAATAGACCTCTAAATTGTTAGAAGGTCCAGCTCATTTTGTAATTTGATTTTTTCATCTTGAGTATTGCTTGTTTGACTTTGTTTCAATTGATTTATAGCTAGTAATTTCTGAGGTGTCTTATCATACTTTTTCAATACTTCGCTTGCACATGCAGCATAGTTTTTAGCTTCCATGACCTCGACATTGAAATATTTCGCTGCATCTTCACCGTTTAACCACGTCTCGTTATTCAGCAACTCTTGAATCGTTTCTTCCGTAATGCCTTCCTTCATATTTTCTTTATAAACATTCATGGCACCTGTGGCAATCGTATCAAGATCATCTGCCACTTTTCTTAATTCAGTGGCATTTCCTAAAGCGATAGTCCACGGATTGTGAATCATTAGAAACGCATTGGAAGGAATATTGATTGTATCTCCAACCATAGCAATAACTGATGCCATAGATGCAGCGACACCATCAATATAAACGGTTTTCTTTGCCTTGTTTCTTGCAAGCATGTTATAAATCGCTAAACCAGCAAAAACAGAACCACCAGGACTGTTGATATAAATGTTGAGATTGTTTAACCCTTCAACTTGTCGTAGCGCATTCAAAACATCATCAGGCATGACATCCGCTTCATCCCATTTATAATCTGTGTTGTCTACTATTTCACCATAAATGTATAAGTCTGCCGATGTTTCGGTGAGGTTTTTAACCGTCATAAGTTGATTTGACTGATGAGATCCTGCACTCATGTAAACAGGATAATTTCTATTCTTCTTCATTTTCCTCACCCCCTTTCGATGCGCCTGATTTAGCCCGTTGATACTCTTCTATAAGATCAAGTGTTGTGTAGTTAAGTGATACGAAACGTTTATTACCCATTTCTCCAATACCGTCCATATCCTCAAGCTCTAATATTTTATTAATGTCAAAGCCACCAATTTCCCACATCGTTTTGTAAAACTCACCACGCGACTTCGAATCCGCACGTAATAAGCTAGTAAGATTAAACTTAGAGTAATATCTTAATTGCTCTCGCTCTGAAAATAATTGATACGTAAATTCTTCTTCCCACTGTTTAATAATGGGGCTAAGTGTATTCTGAATAAAATCCAATGACTGTTGTTCCATATTGTTATGCGTAGATCTTTCTAATTCATTAACCATATGCATTGGAATGTTATAGAGCATAGCAATATCGGTTTTATCGTATTTCATACCTTCTACGAATTGAGCATCTTTTAATGGCATTGATATGCTTTGAAACTCTAGTCCCGCATCTAAAATAGCAATTCTTTGCGCATTATTTAGTCCTGTATTTGCCCTCTCCCACTCACTACGCACAACTTCTTTGGCTTCAGGATTCAACATACCAGGAACTTTTAAAACACCACTGTTGGATGCACCATGTTTATAGAACTTCCCTTTAAACTTTTGAGCAGCCTGACTGCTACCGATTGCTTCACGTGCTACTTGTATAGGTGGTTTTCCTTTTAATCCGTCAGTTGAAAGTGCTGTTAGATGAATAATATCACCGTAACCAATTCTTACATACTTCCCATTTGGTAACGTGGTGTAATACCATAGTTCATTCGTTTTCACATCAACATGAGGTTCTGTTACAGCAGGATTCAAAAGCCATAATTCTTTTGGTCGACCATCTGCCCCCCAGTTAATGTTGATATAAGCATTTCCCCACGTATTGCGATGGGTTTCTATCAAGTGCTTAAACTTAAACGGACTTTGATATGGATTAGGTCTAGTTTCGAGTACCTTTGCCACAGCGTGCTTTTTATCTCTTACCCTGCCATCACTTGTTTTCTTAAATGTTTGAAAAGGCAACTTAGCGATACTGTTCGCTAAAATATTGACGCAAGTGTAGACTGCGGGAACACCTAAAGCTGAATTAACTGTCACCTTCTCACCACTTGAAGATTCGTGGCCGAAAATATTTAGAAACCAAGGAGCTGGATTTGTTAAATCTGTTGTTTCACCTTTAGGTGCTAAAGCTTGTTTGAAAATCAATGTTCATCACCTCCTTCACCTCCTAGCAATAATTATCCCAATTAAAATCAGTACTACTGAAAGGACATAGTTACCGGCTAAGATATTTGAGTCAATCACAGATATCAAATATGTGTTAACCACACCTAATGTAATGCCTGCAAAAATTAAAAAATCCTCCAACCATTTGGTGAAGAATACTGTAAAAAAGCTTGTTATAAAGTTTGCTATTGTTTTTGCGATATTAATTACCTCCTACATGGACCAATTATTTAAAAAGTGACTGCTTAGATCTTGTGTAGCTCCAACCATTGCCCGACTAAAACTATTAATTACTGCTGCAGCTGGATCTATTCTTTCAATTGACTTATCTTTATCAAGCATAATGTTTTCTTGAGCATCTGTCTTAGTGATGGCATTACTTAAAGCCCAATGTAATAAAGGATCGCCAAAATGTTGAACATTTCTCCGGTACACAGCACTTCTAAACTCTTTCGTCGGAAAAGATAGGTGTCTTAAAAACTGGGGAATTTCAACCATTGTGAAACCATGATTCTCTAATATCTGAATCAAATGTGTTGCATTCCATTTATCAAAATCAATTTCAACAATGTTATATCCCTGTTCTCGCATATCAATAATGTGCTGTTCAACGTAACTATAATCAACAACACTACCTGGCGTCGTAGTTAAATAACCTTGATCTCTCCATAAGTCAAAACGAACATTGTCAGTATTCATGCGTTCTTGTAATTTATCTTCTGGCATGAATGAGTGTTGTTGGACAATAAATTTACGATTTGGTAATTGAAAAGTCATCCCGATACTTGTTAAATCAGTTGTACTAGATAAATCTAAGCCCAGAAAAACAGGATATGGCATGACTTCCTTTGGCTTAATGATGGCCGATTTCCATTTGCCCATTTTCATATAACCGTTTGGCTTAGCATCAATCCATACGTTCATGTTCTTAGTTAAAAAATTACGCATTTTTTCAGGCTGCTCAAGTGCGACTTTTAATTCAGAACGAATGGCTGTTAGACCTTCATCATAAGTTGCGACGATTGGATTTGCTTTTATCCATACCGATTCATCTTTAATATCGTCAATCAAATTACCTTCATCATCTTTATCTAGTTCACAAATGATTGCAAAATATTCATCATTTTCTTGAGGCATATCAGGATCTAGTACTTTACTGACATACTCGTACTCTTTAAAACAAGGTCTTGATAAATTAAAACCAGCTGTTGTAATTATGAACATAAGAGGCTCTTTACGAGCCACCATACCTGAAGCAAGCACGTCATAAATTTCAGATGTCTCGTGTGCATGATATTCATCAACAATTCCAACAGATGGGTTTTTTCCATCTCCGGTCTTACGGGCCTCTTTGGACAAAGGTATAATAACAGAGCTGTTCTTAGAAATGTTTATTTTCCCATATGATTGATTCCATTTACTTTCAAGCAGTTCACTTGACCGTATACCAGTTAATACAGCATCATAAACTTCTGAAGATTGATCTCTTGTCCATCCAGCAATAAATACCCTTTGTTTTTCATCTCCAAAAAAAGTAATGTAGGCAGAAATGATAGCTAAAAATTGTGACTTAGCATTCTTTCTCCCGAGCTGAATATAAACTTTTCTGATTTTTCGTGCATCATTACTTTTCTTCTTAAAACAGAAAATATTAGTGGCTATAAACAATTGAAAATCAACTAATTCAATAGGTTGTCCAGCTAAAATACCTTCAACATGCCTGAACTCTCTACTAAACCAATAGAAATCATCTAGTTCATTTTCATCAAAATAAAAAAGACTATCATTTGACTGACACTCTTGATAATCTCTTAAAAAACGTTTTACTGCCCATTTATGTTTTTTTCCTGCCTTGATATTACCGTTTAAAATATCATCACAATAATTAAAAACCCTATCCAAAAAACTCATAGCCGACCACTAAACCTTTTTTCTGCTTCTGTTTTTGGTTTAGAACCTTCATCAGTTTCTGGAATAACTAACTTTAAACGAGATGTAATTGTAAGACCTAGATCATTCGCGGCTGATCTACATTCATTGAAAAGTAGATTTTTACTCCTTTGCATTTGAGCATATACTTTAAAATCATCTGTTGGTTTTGTTCTTCTGAGTAACTTTATTAGCTTAATGTATTGATACTTAGAATCGATATATCGAGCGAGGGAATCAATATCAAGATTACTGAAAATATTCATTCTCAATAATTCGCTTGCTATTTTATCGAATTCATCTTTCTGGGATTTCAATAAATAAGTTGGTGCTTCTATTTTATCCGTATGCCCTCTCAAAGCTTCTTCTTGCGCTTGTCTCTTCTTCGCCTCATCCTTGGTGATATGATTTGAACGTCCTTTTCCTTGAATGACAGACAACGGTTGTTTTTTTCTTCCAGCCATGAATTACACCTCCTTTAAAAAATATTTCAAAAACGGATTTTTGTGTGCGCTTGACTGGGGCTACGCTCTACGGTACCGAGGCCTAAAAAACTTACCCCGGGGGTATCTGCTTATGAATCGCATTGTGACAACGATGACAAAGGCTTTCCAAGTTAGATAATTCCAACCGCTTGTTCCAATCTTCCTTTACTTCAACAATGTGGTGGACGACATCAGCTTGCTTTAATATATCTTGTTTCAAGCATCGCTGACACAAACCTTTATCTCTTTCAAACGCCAGTCTTCTAAGCCGTTGCCATCCTCTTGACTTATAAAAGCTATCTGTTTGCTTGTCCCTTTGATAGTGGTTGTAGTTTTTATCATAAACACTACGTTGATTAAAATCATGTTGATCACAATAAGCCTTAGTCGTTAAGTTATTACAACTAATAATTGCGCATGGTCGTTTAGATTTATGTGCCATCGTTCGTCAACTCGCTTTTCAGTTCATCCATACATTGGTTAACTTCTTGTTGTAGCTTTGTTCGTTCGTCCGCATCGTTCAATCCTGTTAAGTTCTTAATCTCTCTTTGTTTAGCTCGTACAGCTTGATTTGTCACATAACAAGTATATCGCTTATTACAATGCTGACACTTGAAGTACGTCTCTTGAATTCCTTTGGGGTGCTGATGATTTCTAAAATTAACCATTGTCATCTTGCTACAGTTTGAACATTTTGCTATCATGATTAATCGGCTCCTTCCGCATAATAAAAAGACACCTCATTGAGATGTCTTAAATGCTAAGTGTATTTGCAATCCATATGGAGTACTTCCCGTTTCTACTTCATCATCATAAGCGATTTTATATTTACCCCCGATTATTTCTGCGGAAACTGCGGGATCAATTATATCCATGTATTTTCTAATTTCTTCACAATGTTCTTTAGGTACATATCCAATATGATGCGTAGAGTCATTAATATCTTTTATCATTACTTTCAATGCATTAGGATCATATTTATTATCGTCTTCTTTTACCAACCAACTTTCTTCAAGGTAATCAGAAATCTCGTATATCTTTTCTCCAAAATAATCTTCTCTCATTTCTTTCAAGCTAAGACCTTCGTACTTCTCATAAAAATGGCCCTCTTTTTTATACTGATTTATAATTTTTCTAAGTGTTTCTTTTCTGTTTTCATAATTCAGTCCGACAACCGGGAATTCAAACCTTTTAAATTGGGCCTTAGGCGCATTGTCACTTGGAACCCTTTCTTTTACTGTCACTGTTTCTTGCTCTCCTTGTGCCACTTTCTGTTTCTTGTTTAACTTATACGCTAAAACAAAACATGCAATTGCGAAAATAAACCAAAACCAAAACATAATACCCCTCCTAATCTTTTAAATACTATATTCGACAAGAATACAGTATATTCCTGCCTAATTGTAAATATTTTAGGACACTACCACCGGTTGCGATAATGTCCTAGATAAGGAGGTCAAAACTTCACACTAACATAATAACACGATTCAGCGAGCCAAAAGTGCAATTAAAGTGCAATAAAACTTATCTCCACCCCAACACTTCAACTGTTGCTTGTATAATCTCATCTCGCCAATTTATCGCTTGACGTCTACTAACAAAGCACTCTTCCGCAACTTTATCCCAAACTAGTTTCCTTTTAGACCAATACCGAATATGTACCAGTCTTTTGCGATCAGCCGGCAATTGATTATACACCGTTTCAATCGCACTGGTAACTTCCCTTAAATAATTTAGCTGCTTGTGTTTAGTTAGTCTAATAACTTTGTCAGCTGTCGGATCCGTTGTATTTCTCACACTGTTTTTACCTGCGACTACTGTTGGATCATCATCACTCTCGTCATACGGATATAATATCGCTTCTTCTAGCAATTTGATTTCTTGTAGTGTTCGGTAATAATTAAACCACTCTGATTCGATTTTTTTAAATGTTGTTTTCGTCGTTGCTAATTCCTGCAATTTTATGCCTCCTTACTTTCTCAACTCATAAATTTCTTCAAGCCATTGGACCATCATAACCATTTGCTTTACGACTAGCTTATTCTTGTTATATCGTATTTCAAATTGAGCTACTGACTCCATAACCCATCTCCAAAACTCTTCGTGATCCATCCCTAATTGACCGGCCTTTTGATTGACTTGATTAATCCACTCAACAATTTCGTTATAAAATTTCTGATAGTCCATTAGATCGCCTCAATTTTTATATAGATTCCAGGCACATCAGCCCAAAACTTTTCAGTAATCAAACTGACTACCTGACTGTCATCATTCCAAAAGTCTAGCTTCGTCAAACAGTCTTGTAATAGCTTATTGCTATTATCCAAGTCTGGTTTCGTCACTTTATATTCACCGTTCTTGTGGCTACCTGTATTTTTAAAGCACCACTTAACAATTAACCTTACCGGGTCTACGAAAGGACTTGTCGGTTTATGCTGACTCAAATGAGCCATTAATTTAGCACGTGCCGCTTTTAAATCTTCCGGTTCATAAAAGACAGGTTTACCATTTCGTACTGTCACTTGTTTTTGTTGATGCGTTGTTGTCGGCGGAATGATTGGCAAAAAGAACTCCATCATTTTAAATCAGCCTCTTTCACAAATACGCCATTGATCATTTTGCCTTTACGATCCTTAATCTCTGAATAAGCGACTTCGGCACAACGTTTTATATCAACACCCATTTGCAAAGATAAAATTGTTAGTACGACATACATGTCACCTATAGAGTCAATCACTAGGTCATAATCACTCTTCACCATACCTTGGCATAGTTCGCCGTATTCTTCACCTAACTTTAAAATTTGCTTTGCTGGATCAGCGTTATTTAATTTTTTATCTTTTGACCAAGCTTCTATCTTTTCTGTAATTTCATCCATTTTATCTACCTCCTATTTTCTTACATTTATTTTCGAGTGAATTTTTTCTTCGTCAAGGAAAGGGGAAGTATGTCGTCGTGCGATAGCTGACGCACGACTACTTTACCCCCTTGACCTATGGGAGAGGGAAAGGAAATTATATATATATATATATACTTTTCCCTTCCCTCGGAAAATCTCGAAAAATATCGACTTTTTCCCTCTTAGTGAAAGGAAGGAAATTCATCGAGTTTTTCCCTAATTTAATCATGAGAGAAAGAAGGTAAAATTATCGACTTTTTCCTTCTTTATTTATTCGGTTTCCTTCCGACTTCTCCATTAGTAATCCAAAAACCTCCATGGTTATTCACCCTATTCCTTACTGTTTTAACTGTAACACCCATAAATTCAGCTAAACTATCTAACGTAACAACCTCTTCAATTTTGCAAGATTCATATGCTACTTCAAGTGCTTCTTTCTGTTCTTTCTTCCTTTGAGATGGGCTTTTCTTCTTCTCGAAGTTCTTCTTCCACGCAGGCGCATCACCTTCAGGTTCAATATCTTTCAAAATACCGTCTTCATCTACTTTATGGATCGGATAGTCAAACCACATGTTGACTGGTTTAAACTTAGGATACTCTCGTAAAGTCCCTTCAACACGCCATCCGGAACGATTACCTATAACTGATACTGCACGATTAACGTCAGCGTTTAAGTTATTCAAGTAAGGTTTTAAGCCTTTGTCCGCATGCATCTTCATTTGGGTTACGCTTAATAAATCGTCTTGGCCAATGTGCTCATCGAAGTAATCTAAGTTATACTTTTTGAAATAAGATTCATAGACTTGGCAAGCAGCACGAGCTTCTTGTTGTTTGATTAATTCGTCCGTTAAATCTAATTCTACTAAGTCAATCAATGCATCAGGATCTCTTGCAAATACACCTGATCCACTCGCTCTATCCATTGATTTTTTACCACCTTGTGTACCTTTTGAGTGGTGGTGACAATAGATTACACTTGAGCCTAGTTCTGTTGCAATTTTGTCAAATTGGTTAGTGAAGTGGGCCATCTGGTCGGCGCTGTTTTCATCACCTGTGAGTACTTTATAAATAGGGTCAATGATGACAGCGATATAGCCTTTCTTCTGTGCTCTTCGAATTAACTTAGGCGCCAACTTATCCATTGGTACTGACTTACCACGTAAGTTCCATATATCGATGTTACTAATGTTGTTGGGCGGCAATCCAAGCTCTTGATATACATCTTTAAAGCGATGTAGTGCACTCGCACGATCCAACTCTAAGTTAACGTACATTACTTTCCCCTGTGTACACTGCCATGATAGCCATTTCCCACCTTCAGCAATGGCAATTGATAACTCAATCAATGCGAATGATTTTCCTGCTTTTGATGGTCCAGCCATTAACATCTTATGGCCCTGTCTCAAAACACCTTGAATTAATGGAGGTGCCAATTCAGGCATTTGGTTCCAATAATCCGTTAAACTCTCCGGATCAGGTAAATCATCATTAACTCCCTCAATCCATTCAAACCAATCTTCATAATTACTTTTACCGATATTTGTATCAATAATGAACTGTTTTTTACCGTTACGTTCAACACCTGGCATACGCGATAAACGAGAAGGGTTACGATTCTGATTGTCAATATTTAGACCATTTTTCTTACACACGTTGTAAAGATAATCGACCCGTTTTCTATATTCATCATAATTGGCTGCATCTATCTTTACGATGGCATGAATACTCTTCTTACCGCTATAAACCATTGTGGCAATAGGTAATTCTAGTTCACGCATAATAGCATTCTGTTTCTCAAGTTCCATCGTATCTGATTCTACTAATGCGTATCGATATTCTGTGACATTATCATTTTTAACACCTTGGCCATCCAGTGGATTGAATCGGATCCATGCACCTGCCTCTGGGTTATAGTCACCAAAGACAGCACCGATATCTCCTTCACACTTAGATAATTCTTGAATGAGTTGGCCAGCTGTCCGGTCGTACGCTCCCTTTGTTGGTAAGTGTTTACCGTCTTTCTCCCACGTTTCAGTGACGTACCCTACGTTCTCAGTTGATTCAAACAACGCTTCTAAGTATTTAATCATCTCATCCACTGGGGACCAATTTGTTGGTTCTTTTATTTCCTGGCCCTCAATCCAATTCTTATCAATAACGACATATTCATCATTAATTTCTGCATCCCACTCTAGTTCGTAGTCTGCTGTTTCACGTCGTGATGAATGCCAACCATTATCTTTGGCCATCTGCGTGATTGTCGCGCCTGTAATGCCACTTCCTTCAAATGATGCCCATTTTTTAAATGCTTCGCCTGGATGATATCTAGATTGATCGCGCTTGGACCACTCTTCCCAGTCCGCTGCAGTAAAGCCTTCATGTTTGAGAGCCATACCGACATTAAGCCATTCTTGATAATCTAGCATTGATGGATCTACCCATTCTAATAATTCGATAATATTCAACTTTGTTTCCATAGGAAGATATTCACATCCCTTCTATTTATGATACAATTATTAAAAACTAGGAGGTAAAAGATGAAAACAAACATTATTCTAAAAGCGCTCGATGGGAATATAACAAGAACTATAGATTTACCCAATGTCTGTCCTCATTGCGGAGAAAAAATAAATCCTTATATACACGGACATGCGTACACCGATAATAAACTTTCTGATGCAGTGATGGATTTTGGTTTTCTTGTCAGTTGTCCAGCTGAGAATTGCAAGGCATATTTTGCATTACAATATTCAAAAAAACTTACTCAGAATACGTCTCAATTGATTACTTATAAATACAGACCACCAATTGAAAGTGATTTACCGGAAAACATTGAAAAAATTTCCTCTTCCTTTGTTGAGATATTTAATCAAGCAACCATGGCAGAAAGTGAGAAACTAAATCAAATAGCCGGTGTAGGATACAGAAAAGCTCTCGAATTTTTATTGAAGGATTATGCTATCTCAAAAAATCCAAGTAAAGAAGACTCTATTAAAAAATTATTCCTAGGAAAAGTAATTGAAAAATACCTTTCTGATTTCCCTAAATTACAGTCATTAGCGCAAGCGGCAACTTGGATTGGTAATGATGAAACACATTATGTTCGCAGGCATGATGACAAAGATTTAAGAGATATGAAACAGTTTATCAGGTCAGCAACACATTTTATTGTTGCTGACTATGATGCTGATATAGCTAATAAATTTATTGCTGAGAATGATTAGTTACCAAGTAATCTATTTTTTTATTAGTCTCCATAGTTTTTGATAAAGTAGCAGAGTTGATTTCTAATAAACTTTCTAGAAATTCAATTCTGCTTTTTAGATATTCAAATTCCTCTTTCATGTAATCACCCTTTATATTCTTTTGGATTTATACCTGCAGGTGTTCTCCATCCACTTGCAGCTATACGATCAATAAGTTTTCGCGCATTTTCGAATTGCCATGTGCCGACGTGTTGGAAACCTCGCCCTTCTAAGAAACGAATCTGCTTTGGAGTAGCCAGACCTTGTTCTTTACGTTTATCTAAACGATCCAGTATCTTCGAAGCTTTTCCTGCATTGTCAATCTGGTCGGGTAGGATTCCTAGCTTTTCTAGTTTCTTAACTTGTTGCTCACTTGGCGGTGCCATTTCCCATCCAAATGAAGGCACGTAACTTGATAAATCTTCAGCTTGTATACTCATTTCAAATTGAAGTGGATCAACAAGCTTTCTTTTACGTCGCTTCATTTCTGCTAATTGTTTTGCTAGTGCTTCCTCGCGTTGAGCAACAACGTCCTCAGCTGAAGCAACTTGAACTTCTTCTAAATCTAATGGCATTCCTGATTCTTCAATACGCTTTGTCATAGCCTTTGCCATTTCATCATTTTCCGCAATTAAATGGGCAGGATGACAAAGTTCATGTCGCTCAGTATGCCATAGGAAATCGAGTAATAGTAAGTCAGTTTTCCCTTCAAATAGTCGCGTTCCACGGCCTACCATCTGACTATACAAACTTCTAACTTTCGTTGGTCTTAGAACAACAATACAATCGACTGATGGACAATCCCATCCTTCGGTTAACAACATGGAATTACATAAGACGTTATATTTATCATTCTCAAAGTCTTCTAATACTTGAGCACGATCTTTTGATTCACCATTTACCTCTGCTGCTTTGAAACCTTTTTGATTTAGAATCTCCGTGAACTTCTGACTTGTTTTAACGAGAGGCAAGAAAACAACGACCTTGCGATCACTTGCTGTTCGTACCATCTCATCTGCAATTTGTTCTAAATAAGGATCTAAAGCTGAACCTAAATCACTGGTTTTAAAGTCACCAGCCTGTTGACTAACAGATGTTAAATCTAATCGCAATGGAATAGTTAATGCTTTAATCGGACTAAGATATCCTGCTTTAATCGCTTTGGGTAATGTATACTCATACGCTAAAGACTCAAAATAACTTCCAAGATTCTTCATGTCTCCACGATCTGGTGTCGCAGTAACACCGAGTACGTTAGCGTCAAAGTAACTCAAAATGCGCTGATAACTATCTGAAATACAATGGTGAGCTTCATCGATAATAATGGTGTCGAAGAAATCTTTACTGAATTTAGCTAGGCGCTTTTCACGCATCAATGTTTGAACACTACCTACGACGACACGAAACCAACTACCTATTGATGTCTGTTCTGCTTTCTCAGTCGCACATTTTAAACCCGTTGCTTTTTCAAGCTTGTCGGCCGCTTGGTCTAATAATTCGCCCCGGTGGGCAAGGACGAGAACACGCTCGCCCTTTTTCACTCTATCTTCAATAACTTTACTAAACACAATTGTTTTACCGCATCCAGTTGGCAAAACTAAGAGTGTTTTCTTTTTACCACTGTCCCATTCACCTTGAATGGATTGACGAGCTTCTTGTTGATAGTCTCTTAGCTTCATAGTGGCCTCCTTATGCGATTATTCTTACTCTTCCTTGCTGAACCTCTAATGCCAATTCTTCTAGTAAATAATCTCGAATATTAGAAATAGCTTGGTTGCGCCATGCGCCTCCATCAGCTTCAAAAATGGCGCCTTTAGGACCTTCTTTCATACGGAAGATAAAATCTGATTCGGGTTGTTCTACTTCTAAGAATGTCCGATAAGGTGCTAATGTTACTGGGTTAGGTACAACAACGTCAGAAGCGTTAGAGATACCTGTTTTAATTGTAACGGCCTGTGCCACACCAGTATCACCTGTTTGGCGTACATTTTCTTCTTTAACATTGCCTACTACTTGCAGCACAATATCTCTATCTTTTGTTTGTCGGAACTTTGACTGGAAGTTGATAATCATTTCTTCAACATCATAATAGTGCTCATATCGGAACTGAGGCACGATGGCATGAACACTTACAAGTGATTCACGGGTGCCATCAGGCAATAATGTACTTTGTAAAGATACCGTACGCTCGTCTTCTACATGTAAAAATAACGAGACGTCAGAGCGATCTAGGTTGGACTTAATATATTCAACTAAACCAGTGAGTGATTTTAATTGAAGAGTATCGCGCGCTGTATTGATTTTCGCCTTCACCTCAACGGGATTCCCCTCATTATTTACAATAAAGTAGCGTTCTTCACCTAAACTATCTACTAATGAAACATATCTCTCTTGTGGTTTAATACCTTGATTAACTAAATACTCGATTGATTCTTTTGAAAACATATCTTAACCTCTTCCCTTCTGTAAGTTGATTATATTTCTATGTTCCTCTTGCTCAATAACATCTATAGGCTCTCCTGTATCTGTCTTATAACCCAAATCATCAATGTCCATATAGGTTTGACCAGGCACATTAGACTTTAGCTCTTTGGCTTCTATTCTTCCGGAAGCAATATCTTTTCCTGTCAGTACAGTTGTTGAAACACCTTCCACATTTGCTAGCTTCGTTGAAAAGTCACTATTTAATTTAATGGCTTGACGATTTTCATCTGGTGCAAACTCTAACTTGATAGTAATAGATCGCTTAGCTTCAGCTTTCGTATTCGGATCGTGTATATTGTTAAATACTTTTTCTAGCTCACCATCCAGTTTCTCCTGAATGGCGCCATGAGCTAGAAGTGACAATGGTAAATCAATATGTTTTGACATATGTCATCCCTCCTTAAAATTGCCCCGGTGTGAATCCACCTGTTTGTTGCTGTTGACTTGATGTTGGAAATGGTTGTTGATTATTTTGTTGTACTGGCGGTTGTTGTTGAGACTGCGTTAGTTCTTCATAAGAATAAAATTTCTTCACTTGATTATTCGTACGTTCCTTGCCATCGTTACTTGTATATTTATTAATCTCAAGCTTGCACTTACCTTTTGCTCCAATTACAGCATTCCAATTCATTCGAAGCTTTTCACCTTTCTTCTTTTGACCGATCCCAGCAAAAAAGTTAGACAGTAGGCCTTCTGTTTTGGTGTGCAAGAATAAGTTATGGAAAACTGTCACATCTCCATGCTCTTGTGAATGGATCGTTAACTCTAACTTCGCTTGATTACATGGTGGCATTTTGTCACTGCCTGCGAAACGTGCGCGTTCAAACTTACTTACTGTAAATGGATAGTCACCTTCCGGAAGGACGATAAATTCCCCGGCGTCTTTTTCAATTTCATCTTCCCAACCTAATTCTCTTTCTTGTTGATTCATTGATTACTCACTCCTTTAAAATGGTAGACTTTCTCTGTATTCCTTTACTGCTCCAAAGACTTGTTCCCAAGCACCAACAAGTACACCATCAATAAAGCTTGGGTCGTAATTGATGATTGGAGTCTCTAGTGGATAGTAGCCTTTCTTATTAACAATGATTTGAATTTCTTCCTCACTCACCTGATTCTGTTGCATCAGATCACGGAGAGATTGAGGGATACTTGAATCTAGTGACTGGCTTGCTGGTTCGTTAGTAGATTGACTTTGTGTTATTTGTTCTTGTGGTACAGGTGCTTGTTCCGCGTTAACTTGTGGTTGACTTATTGGATTAGTTGATTGAGCTGGTTCTTGATTTTGAGTATTGCTAACACTCGAAGGACTATCCGAAAAAATATGTGCGATATGCGAAAAGTCCATTGGAATCTCTTCAGGTAAGTTGAAACGATTTTTGGCATCCCAAGCCGGTTTATGTGTTGTATAAATAACACGCTGACCGCCTTGCGCTTTCTTCTTACCGTTATCATCAACCGAATACACTTTATAATTAGCGAAAAGTACCATATCTGCCCATTCCTTAACTAAGGATGATGTGCGTGCGCTTGTTTTCTTACCAAGCTTCAGTTCATAACGATCATAGGCACCCATTTCATCCGGTTGATTGAACGCTCTGATTTGCGCATGTGCGGCCAATACAACGTTAATCCCCTCATCCACTAAATCCTGCAATAGATTTAAGAAACGTCCAATCTCTTCTTCTAATTTGATATAGCCTGCGCCATAACCGAAATCCTCAATCGATTGCTTTTGATTTGCTTGACAAATATATTCAATCGCTTTACATTCGGCCCAATCGATTGTATCGATAACAATCGTTTTACAAGGTTTCTGCTGTTTAACAAAATTGATTTGTTGTTGAAGCATAGTCCAACTGCTAGGCTTATCTAATCGCGCGACATCCATATTATTTGTACTGCCTTCTGTATCAATGAATACTGGGTCTGGAAACTTGGATGCTAAGGTTGACTTTCCAATACCCTCGGGACCATATAAAACAACTTTTTGAGCTTTTGCGATCTTACCTTTCGTGATATTCATTAAAATTCACCTGGCTTCCATGTTTTATTTCCTACTGGCACTTCCTCAACTTTGGGTTGAGATTCTATAATAGATTGACCAGCGACATAACCATCTTCAATAAGGATGCTGCATTCTTCACCACTAGATACTCTAGTTGCAATAGCTTGCAGTTGTTCTTCTTCTAGCCATTGACCAAATTCTTTTAGGGTATCCGTATCCATTTGCTCTAACTTATCTAAGAGAATAAAACCGCAATCAGGCTTTAATTTTCTAACGATGGCTGTACTCACTCTTAATTGATCAGCGCCACTCATGTTATCCCACTGCTGGCCTTTGTAAGTTAGTTCACCATCACTAATAGATAACTCCGGTAGAGGTAAGTCAGCGTTCGTTAGTAAATCGGCCTTTCTCTTTCTAACCTCTTCAATTTCAGCTGAGAATTTGTCATACTGTTTTTTATAATCCTTGGCATCGTCTTCTGCCTTTTCTTTATCAAGATTAGCTCGCACTAACCGATTAATTTCATCAACTTGTTGGATATTACGTTCAAGTTCTTCAGTAGATTCATCGTGTAAGTTGATGGCATCTTTATTTGCCACTTCTAAATCTTGAAGCGTTTGATTATACTTTTCTTCCATTTCAGCCAACTGTTGCTTTACACGATTAATCTCTGACAATTGATATTCAGCTTGTCGTTGATAGTTTGCTAGATTTTCACGCTTACGTTGGTTCTCACCATTCTTCGCTAATATAGCCTGTTGTTGTTGAATAAGTTGAGATGCTGACACTAATTCTTTTGGCGCATCGGGATAATATGTCTGTTCTTCAGCATATTTCTTCTTTTGATCAGCAATTTGACCAACCGCACGTCTATTGTTATAGAGGGTTTGTTCTTCATGTTCTAGCTCGGCTAGTTGGGTACCCACTCCAATAATATTAAGAAGTGTGTTCGCTTTTTCTTTGCTTGTTTGGTTCATGAATTTAGGTAGATTAATAGCCAATTCTTCAACAAAACTATTTAACAATTGTTGACCAGCTTTTTCTCCGCTTGGATCAATGACTTTAAGGTCACTATTTTTCCCTTTGCGTTCTACTACTAAGCCGTTGTTCATAGTTATTTTTAATGCTGGCGGTGTAACAGAGCCTTCTCGGTTAGATTGACTAGGGCGGTACCGTTCACCTCCTAACCCCCATGCAATTGCATCAAGAATACTGGTCTTTCCTTGGCCGTTTTTTCCTCCCACAATGGTTAAACCATTTTCTGTTGGCTCAATCTTCACTGCTTTAACGCGCTTAACGTTTTCAATTTCTAACTTATTGATTTTCATAGACACTATATATAACTCCTTCCGTTTTGTGATATACTAATTTTGTGAATTTGTTTTGAGACTCGTGTTGGTAGCGCGAGTCTTATTCATTTCTATAGATGATAAGTGCGTCTACGCCCCACTCGTCATGCTGCGCACTGGCACTAAACTTTATATCAATGATTTCAGCATCTTGGTTATTTGCTAACCACTGATTGATCTCATCATCAATATGTTCACCTGCGATTTGTTTCACTTTTAATCCTGCAGCTAATCCCAATTCCAACGTCTTCACCTCCCTTCAAACTAAAACCAATCCTTCCGCATTTGAAGCATTTGATCAGTAAGCTCTCGCTCTTTTATTTGATTCAGTAAACTTCTCATTACATCAGTTTCAATTTTCTTTTGATTTAATTGCTTAATCTCTTTAAGACAGTGCGTGATTTTCAAGCCGCATAATCGCGCTTCATCGTTATTACCTTCCATAGCTAAATTGATAGCCTGGAGTGAATTACCGTGTACGGCATTGATTAATTCACTTAATTGGTTATGATCTCGCTTTAAAAAATGTTTTTCTATGCTCATTTTTCTCCGCCTTTCTAAGCCCAACGCTCATTTGTAATAGTTTTATATAGTGACCAAATATCGGGGAACGCAATCTTAAATGCCTCGATACGCAAGTGACCACGTCTTGGAATATCAAATGCCGATTCCATATCAGTTAACAATCCATCCAGCCTATCTCCTCTAATCTTTCTATTTTGACAAGCTTTAATCTCAGTAAAGCGCTCTTGTAACGCTTCTAAGTTCTTTTTATCCTCTTCACGCATGCTCACTACTCCCTTTCCGTTTTATTTTTGTGTATAGTCCTGCATAAGCTGGCCAACCGATATCGTCTTTCTCTGTCAGAAGTGTTTCATAACTGGGTTTCTCGAATTTATTACAGTTAAAAATTTCAATGGTATAATCACGTGGAATATCTACAATGACGTTATCTGTTTTACGTTGTAATTTAAGTGTGCTTGATCCGTCAATAATTAGATGACCAACTTCGTAATGATCTGCTCTGTCAATTAAATCTTGATAACGATTCATGACGTCATCTCCTTTTTGTGATTAAAAGCTACGTTCATTCTTTTCTAAATACTCAAGTAAGAACTCAGTTGTTTTCTTTGCATCGAAGTACCACTTTCCGCCTAACTTGACTTTAGGGAAATCTGGAATAACAAAAAATGTACGTTGTATAGTTGACCAGCTCATGCAAGTTCTTCTGATTAGTTCGTTTTTATCCCACATCACCATATCGAACTCAGCTTTATCTAATCGCTTCTTTACTTCTTCACGGCAAATAGTTTCAACAAATTCATGATCGATATTAACTTCAATCATTTATGTCGCTCCTCTCTAAAGCTTTAGTATTTTACGGATATGTTTTACATGTTCTTGAGCTTTAGGACCAGTACGCTTACCGTTCAAAATATCTGATAAGTATGGTCCGGAAATACCTAGTAATTTTGCTAATTCAGCATGCTTCATTTTATTTTTGTATAACTCGTTGCGCACTTGAATGCTTAAATCTTCTGGCATCGGTTCTTCACTCCTTTCTTAGATCATCTAATGAAATTTCTAACGCATCTGCAATTTTGCACATTGTTTTAAAAGTTGGGTTGGGCTCTTTACTGTTTTCAATGTTTTGCAATGTTGATTCTCCTAAACCTGTCATTTTAGATAACTTATAACGAGATATATTTTTTAAAACTCTTATTCTTTTTAAATTCAACATATAGACAATCAATCTCCTTTTAAAAGTTTGTAACCACTATATATTGTGGTATAATTAATTTGTAATATATATTCCAGATAGAAAGGAGGAGTTGTTTAATGGCTAAAAAATGTAATCCTTCACCAAAGGTAAGAGATGCAGCAAAAACTTTGGCTACTAGTCAATCTAAAGCTAGCAAATCTGATGCAGCTAGAACACTTGCTAAACATAAAAAACGGAGCCATTAATAAAATTTTGTTATTCACCATGATAGGAGGTGAGCAAAGTGATAATAATTAACATGATCGACGGTGAAAAAATAAAAGTTCAAGAAGATACTCTTTTAGTAGGTATCAATAATGCTTCTAGAACTGAGAAACCAAATGAAAACATCTTTTATCTTAAGCAATCTTATATAGGTAACCTGCAAGGCGATTTAGAAAAAGACGGTTCAGCCTTAGCTACATCGGATGAAAGGCTAGGAATTGGCGGATTCCTACTTTCGCACGATATGTTTTCAATTGAAGATGGTCCAAGTGAGACAATCTATTTCACATCAGCAGTCAAATCTATATCAGTGGTTTAACATTGCAAAAAGGCGGTTTATTTTAAAAGTAGACTGCCTTTTTCGTTTTCAAATTTCCTTTCAACACTTTTAATAACACCTAAGAGTATTTTGTCGTTGTACCAGACCGCATCTTGTTTGATCATCTTTACCTCTTTATCAATATCAAGATAAGTTGTCGAAGTGCTTTTTAAAAGATCAATTAATTCTGTTTCATACTCTGATATTGATTTTTTAAATTGCTCTTTAAACAATTCATACTCACTTTTTTTATTGCCATTTCTTTTTGTCATACTCACCTACCTCCCCTCCTTCCACTTCTATAATTAGCTAATTAATTAGCAAAAATCATTGACATTTTTACGCGAATAGTTTAATCTATACCCATAGCGAAATAAGACTTTAATAAGCCTGTAATTGCCCACTTATAGCTCCCCAGCGTTAAAGTAGCATTTTTTATAGGTCCTAATTTCTATTGTCTTTTTGCTAATTAAATAGCTTATGCATGTAATATTAAACTATAAGCATAAAATAGTCAACAGTTTTTATGCATATAATTTAATTTGTGTCATACTAGCTACTAAGGATGGTTGATATGACAGTATTTGAAGCAGTTAAAAAACTCTGTAATGAACAGAAAATCTCTATTAATGATTTGGAAAGACATCTAGGTTATTCTAAAAACACTCTTTATAGATTGAAAAATCAAACACCCGGAGCAGATAAGCTTCAAGCAATAGCAGATTACTTTAATGTATCTACTGATTATTTGCTTGGTCGTACAGACAACAAACACCTAGACGAACCTAACACCATCGCCGCTCACATGGATGACGATCTAACTGAGGAAGAAATTGCAGACATTAAGGAATATATTGAGTTTATTAAATCAAAGCGTAAGTGAGGTGTTCTGATGACGTATGAAGCATTACTAGGGAAACATCCCCATGTAACTATTCGAGAAGTATCTAACCTCCCTAAGGGGTTATCTGGCTTATATTATGATGATGTAATTTTGTTAGATAAAAGTAAATCCAGTATTGAAAAGCACTCTATCTTGGCAGAGGAATTAGGACACCATTACACAACAACAGGAAACATCATTGATCAAACGAAACTGAATAACAGAAGACAAGAGAGACGTGCTAGATCATGGGGATATGAAAATATCGTAACACTAGATAAAATTGTGCAGGCCCATAAAAATTTGATACATAATAAATTTGAACTTGCTGAATATTTATCTATAACCGAGGATTTTCTAGAAGAGGCTATTGATAGGTTGATTGAAAAGTATGGGCTATTCGCTAAATATAATCAATATACCATCTGTTTTGAACCGCTCGGTGTATTCGAGTGGTTTGAATATAAAAATTTTTAAACCTTAAAGCGAACGTATATTCTTGTAGCTGAAATGAAAGGAGGTGAAATAACTATTACTACGCAGATTTTACTAAAAAAGGAGATGAGCAAATGGGTATCAGTTACAGAAAACACAAGAACGGATTATGGGAGTATAGAATTAAATACGAAGATCCGTTGACAAAGCAACAAAGAGAAAAATCAAAACGAGGATTTCGAACCAAACCGGAAGCTAGGTTTGCGGCACAAGAAAAAGAGAAAGCTCTGCTTGATAACTTTGAACTTGCTAATTCTAACATTCTTTTAAGCGAGTATCTTGTAAACTGGCTAGCAGAGTATAAGAAAGATGTCGTTAGAAAGAACACGTATGAAATACATCGTAGAAATATTGATAAGCATTTGATTCCCTACTTCAAAAAGGTCACACTAAAAGAATTAAAACCAACGATGTATCAAAAGTTCTTAAATAGTCTCCATGATGACGGTTATAGTAGAAGAACCATTGAAATTATTCATGGAACTATGCGTGGAGCCCTAGAGAAAGCTTGTCAATTAAACATGTTGGAAAAGAACCCTACTGTAGGATCAGTTATCAAAGGAAAGATGAAGTCCAATGAAGTGAAGTTTATTGAGTCAAGCGATATATCCCTTTTCCTAAAAACAGCTTATCAATATGGCTATATCTATTGGTTTTTCTTTAGCTTTATGATTGATACGGGCATGCGAAAAGGAGAAGTTGCTGCACTTCAATGGTCAGATATTAACTTTAAAGAGAAAACAGTTACCATTAACAAGACGCTAGATTTCCAAGCAAAAAGTGATGATGAACTGTTTGGTGATACCAAAACATTTCGTTCTAAGCGAACAATCTCTTTAACGAATAATACAATTAACCAATTAAAAGATCATTTAAAGTGGCAGAACAAAAACAAGCAAAACCTTAATGATGTTTATCATCATGATCTTAACTTGGTTTTCTGTCGTGAGGATGGTTATATCATGCCAAAATCATCGCTTTACAACGCTTTTAAACGTATTTTAAAACAAGCCGGAATAAGTTCATTGCCCATACACTCTCTTCGCCACACACACGCTGTATTGCAATTAGAGGCTGGTGTTGATATGAAGTTCATCCAAGAAAGACTTGGCCACGGTAGTTATCAAATTACCGCTGATGTGTACTCACATATTTCTAAGTATATCGATCAAACATCAATGTCTAAATATGAGGCGCATTTTAACGAAATGACAGGTATTAAAAAATGAGTGATTTTTTTTGCGATAATTTGTGGGTGTTTCGTGGGTGCGTCCGTGGGTGCGCCGAAATGATACAAAATATGAGCAAAAAGAAAAACCCTCAATACCAGTGGTATCAAGGGTTTCGATCGATTAGTATTGTTGCATATATTGTTCGCGTTCCCAAGGGTGAACTTGTGTACGGAATAGAACTTTCTTGAATTTTCCTAACTTAATCAAGCGCTAATGACTGATATAACAGCATTCTAGAATTTTCATAAATAAAACTATATTAATCAAATTCAATTTCCGTGGGTGTTTTATGGGTGAATTATGGGTGCTTCGTGGGTGGATTTAGAGCTAGAAATACAGTAATAATTTAAGCAGAGGGATTATTTTTCTCTCTGCTATTAAAGCAGTAAATTCTAGTTTTTCACTTTTTCTTTACCTTAAAATATCTTGTAACTTTCTTTAATATTTTCATTTTTATCAAAAATGGTCCTTGGATGGTCCCTAAATTGATTAAAAAACAGGGGAAATAATTAGTTACCACTCTCATCTCATATTATTTCATGAATCTATTTTGGTTGCTCAAAACTTAACAACGTATATTTTATTGAGCTGTCATCATTCACATAATCTTTAATAATCTCCTTTTGAATTTCAGCTTTTATTCCACTTGGAACCCTAAATTGAATGTCGCCGAGTTTTTTAGATTTCTCAAATAACTCCATAGACATTTTCCCTTTTATGTCTGCTTCAAGGGTTTGAATTTTAAAGTAATTTCTAGAAACGTTTACAGATATCAAAGTACCTTCGACTTCAATATTTTCAGTTGTTTTTTCGCTCTTATCTTCTAAGATATCTAGCAAGATGTTCAGACCCTCGTATGAGTCATGATTAAATGTTACTTCTCTTCGAACCCCATTAAATTTAGATGTACCGCGCAAATTAAAGGAAAATTCATTTTTACTTATACTATACAGCATATTTTTTATATTTTTAATCGTCTCCAAAGAATACTCTTGATCGATTTCAATCAATTCCTCAACTTCTCTTTTAGATTTTAAAGAAACATTTTCAATAATATTAAAGATATTATTGAGTGATTTATCTGAAGTTTCAAATATGTCATTCGATTCAGCTTTAACCCACACACCAAAGGAGGAGGGTTCTAAAGAATCTAATTTTAAGTTAACGGTGCTTGTACTAATTTCGCCCATTAAATTTTCTTCAATATCTTTAGCTGCACTGACCATCGCACTTTTAAACTTTTCAAATAAATTTATAAAAAAGTCTAAGCTAATATCATGACTATTATTTTTATCTTTCAATATAACTTTGAATCTCGAGCTATCCATAATGTCTTCTTCAAGTTTAATTAAATTTTCACCTGTTACATAATCGTATTCAACATAGAAATCTTCTTCCGGAAAACTTTCTTCATCAAGGTTCTTCGCATTTACTAACTCTAGTTTTAATTCAGCGCCTAAGTCTCTGAAAAAGGGATCAATAAATATATGGTAAAGACGTTCTTTTTTTAATAAATGATTAAGAAAAGATAAAACTGACATCTGCTTATTTAATAGTTTCAATCGCTCTTTATTAGAGATTCTACCAAAAAACCATTTATCAACACCGTTCGTCATTTCATCGATATAATAATTAATATAAAATTCATTATCTGAAGACTCGGAGATAAAAAACAAAGGAATATCGTAGTATTCAAAGATATGAACAATCTCTAAATTCTTGAAGTCAGCTTGTTTTTTTATTTTCATTTCCTTTTTCCTCTCCTGTGAAAACCTTTATCATATCTACATCTTTATATACCCATAAATTTAAATGATTGTTTATTGTATTATGTATTCCACATTCTGCAGTTATTTTTCCTTTTGATATTGATTTTCTCTTGAATTTTTTAAATCTTTTGGCGAGATTCACAGCCGCTTCTTCTGTTTTATAAAATGAAAGAGCAATTGCCTCACAGCTTTGTTCAGGTCGATAAGATAATCCTCTTTCTATGTGATTTTCAAAATCAATCGGTTTTAAAACATCTCCATCAATATATCGATACACAGGTTCAACATCTTTTGAAATAGCATTTGCAGGAGGACATTGTTTTGGCATTTTATCTTGATTTTTAAAAACCATGTTAAACTATACCTTCCCTTTCTATAAATAATTTATACGTGATAATATTTTATATGCATATTTACTTAGATTAAATATAGCACAATATTTTTTTTAAAGGAAAGCCTTCAACTAAATTTATTAAATAAAGTGAAGAACTTTAATTTTATTTATCAACTAACTTCTCGATATTGCTATTTAATCGACTGAGTTGTCTAATAATCATCCAGTTTTGTTCCGTCAACGCTGATAGATATGTTACTTTCGCTTGTTCTTCAGCCTTAGCAAAACTTAAAGCCATACCCGCTTTGAATAATCCATTTCCAGCTAAATCAGTTGCGATCTTTTTAATGATTGCTAAATCTTTTTCATCAACTTCTTCTAATTGATATTTTTCCATGAATTTAGCCATTTGTTTTTCTTCTTTTGTCATTTTAGGTTCTGTATATTTACCACCAAATAAAGCCATGTCACATCTCTCCTTTTTAGTTTTATATTTACTATATTCGACAAAAGATTAATATATTCCTGTGTGATAAAGAGAATTCACTAAAATTAATATATCTTATTTAGCAGGATATTCACCAGCTAATACAGAATATTACATTATAAGACAGAAATCGGAGAGAGGCAAATCAATGAAACGAGAATCTTGGACCGTGGGGATTTATGATAATGAGTACGTATACTTCACAAAAACTTTTTACGATAAAGAAGAAGCGATTGAATTTGCTAATGAGTGGCCGGTGCATGGATCACCGGTAAATATTTTTATCTCATGGTCTAATGGTGGATATTTAATTAGAAATGATTATAGCAAAAGATACTAAAATCGGATGGAGGGTTTAATATGTACGAATTAATTTTGACACCACTTATCGGATTGCTTGGCGTAGTGATTGGTGGAGTTATAACTTATTACTCACAAGCTATGTCTGATAAAAGACGCTTCAAACATGAGTTAAAAAAACGATTAGAGGAAGAGAAGAGAGCAAGGTTAATCGCCTATAGTAAAATCATAAAAGCGGATACTCATTCTCCACTCATTCATGGTGCTCCATTAAATCAAAGAAATAGTTTCAATTGGAGAGTTTACGAAAGTAATGTTAGAGATATTTTATATGCTAACTTGCATTTATTCGATGAAAAGTTGATATACCTTATTATACAAATAGACGGTGAAAAATACCAAATAGATCTAGTTGGTGATGAGCATATTTATAATGAAAAAATGTATACTCATTACAATTTGATAATAAGCCACATTTTAGAAGAATTAAGGAACAATTATAGGCCTTACATTGAATAAATAAAAAAGCCCCTCACACAAAGTGAAGGGCTTTAACTCTGTCTATTTAAACGTACCTGCATTTAATCGCCGCTGTAACTCTTTAACAACGAGCGACGGACGACTTAACTTATTATCTTTAACAGTACCTAAATATGATTGTAGCTCACCGATTGTGACAGGCCCAAGCAAACCATCTTGCTTTACTTTAAGTAGCTTTTGTAGCGCCTTGATAACTAAACTACCTTTTTTACCGGTTCCAAACTCGACAGTGTCACCATAAAGTGCTTCTGTAATATCATTGCGTGACTGATCACTCAAGATACCATCTTTTACAGTACCTAATTCAACTTGTAACGCTCTGGTTGTTGCAAAGCCCCATTTTCCATCCACAATTAATTTTTCTTCCGGGTATAAGTCTTTTTCAAGATATTGTTCCGGGTCAACAGCATTAGATTTCGCCATGTTCCAAAGTCCATTCTTATGAATCTCAAAGTGTAAGTGTTGCCCAGTCGAATTACCCGTGTCACCCATTTGTCCAATCACATCACCTTGTTTGACTTTGTCGCCCTCTTTAAATTTACGCGTATACTTTTTCATGTGCGCATAGACAGTTTCCCATGTATCGCCATTAATCTCGTGCTCAAGCATAATCGTTTCTCCGTAGCTACTCGACACGTAACTACGTCTCACAACACCGTCCGCAGCCGCTAAAATAGGACGTGAGCCACTTTTAGCAATATCAATCCCGTTATGTTTAGATTTAGCTTCGCCCGTGATAGGATTTCTACGCCATCCGAATGGACTTGTTACTCGTTTTGTGTTAGTTGGCCAAATAAATGTTTTACTCATATTAAATCTCTCCCTTTTTTATTAAATTAAAAAGATGCTGCACTAAGCAACATCTTTCGTCATACCGCCACGTTTATTTAAGATTTCAAATAACCCTGTTCCTGCAAGTCCTGCAAATCCACCGGCCCACAATCGCAATACCAATTCAAAATCGGTAAACGGATAAGCAATAGCACCGACAATTAAACCGACAACAACACTGATTAATGGTAAATAGTTTTTAGGTAAATTGATTGTTTTCTTGACCAGTTCTACTAAAGCAGTGACAATCGGCAATAATACTGTTGCAAATAATAATACTTGTTCCATCATTATCATTCTCCCTCATTTTTAATTTTGTCTAATCTTTTGTGTGCTTGTTTGCTTGATTCTTCAACGCGCGTTAATCTTTCATTCATAGCTCCGACTTGTCGCTCGTTGGCCCGCAAATCAATCCGTATATTTTCGACACCCAAACTAATACTGTCGAGTTTAGTTTCTATCACCGCTTCTCTCGTCGCATCGTTTTTTATTGTTGTTTGATATTCAGTGGCTTGCTTTTGTTTGTTTAGTTGGTAACCTAACACAGCTATCATTACCGATGTAATTGATATAATCACACCTAACTCAATTGTCATGCTATACCTCCAATCCATAATAAAAAGCACCTCGCAATGAGATGCTTTTCTATGAACTTACCTATCGGGTAAGTCGATTTTAACGATTCTTTTTAATTCTTTTACAATAGGAATTAAATCAAATATCTCTCCTCTAAAGGTTACTACCCCTTTAGTATTATCATAATGCCTGAAAATATCTTTCTTATCAATCCCTTTAATCATATCGCTTGGTCCGATACTATAAAGGACAATATTTTTATGTTTTGAACTTTTATCCCAATCTATTAACCTTTCATCATAATGTTCAAAATGATTTCTTAGCCTTCTTGATTTTAATGCAGAGTCACCTTTTGTTTCTAATAAATCTTTTATTAATTTCCTTGAGTCTGTATAATCCGTTCCCCAAATTAACTTAGAAACATTCGCTGCAGACACCAAGAACATTTGCATATTAAACCACAAATTCTGATTAATGTTTTTTGTCTCATCTTTGTTTTCAAACGAACCATCTATACCCTTGACAGCCATTAGTGCAAAATCCGCTTGCTTTTGAGCCTCTTTGCACATTAATAAAGCCAATCTTCTATCCACTTTTGTCCCCCCTTACGTTATAACTAATATACTTCGACAAAGAAGGAACCGAATCCTGCAAATACCTGTAAATTTTTAAACAGTTACATCATTCGTAATCTTCGCAGCCACTTCCTGTCTAACAATACCAATCAACGTACTTGGCGCTTCATTGCCCGTGTACTGTTCTGCAGTCAGTGGAATATAACCATTCACATTAATTGTTCGCTCATCATTTTGTCCGTTGAAATGCACCTGTACAGAATCGATCTGACCATCGACATAACGCATGCTGACGTTCGTAATCTGGATATTCATTATTCGTCACCTCCCTCAAAAGCTTCGTAAAGATTCGCATAATCGTAAGCTTGTTGGCCAGACCAATCAATATCACATTCTTCAAGTGATTGTTTGACTGATTTGATTGTGACTTGATTATCGCCACCATCAATCACAACTTTCTCATTAAAAAAAGCTTCCAAATCTTCTTGGAGCTTCTCTGTTTCTTCGATATCGTATTTGTCATCAATGATAATTGGCTTTCCTTCGTCGTCTTTTGCCGCATAGCTTTCTTTTAGTTTCTGTTCTTCCTCTGCTACGTTTTTCAACTTGTCACTCAGCAAACGAATGAGTCGTGTCCGATGGACAGACTTTAAACCTTTTAACTCAAGTCTATCTAATATCTGAATGGCACCCGATAGTTTAATGTTGTCGATTTTTAATTGCATGTTAAGCAGCTCCTTCTAATTGGTTTAGTCGTTGTTTTAATACTTGGTTTTCCATTTCTAAATAATTGATACGATCCGCAAGAGTATTGATGCGTGTTTCATGTTCATCATAAATACTTACGACTTCTTTTATAGCTTTAGCATTATACGATGCGAAATTATACAGCGATGCTGATGTTTTATCTGCATTCATAATTTCTTCTGGTGCTCTATAACCTTCTCCAATGACAAAACCGATGTTGTTTTGCGCATTACCACCACTATCAACGTAATCAAACTTATATAGATCGAGGTTGTGCCGATAATCGTCTAATACTGATTTTTCAAACGGAAGGATATTTGTTTTATTTTCTAGCAGTGACGTTTGATTGAAACCGGAAGCTGAAAGGCTCACACCACCGGCACTAGAAGCAAAGTGTATCGTTCTTGCCGCAAAGCTAGACGTACCCTTACCGGCATAGAAAAACCTTGCGTGTGTTCCATCATTATAAGTCGAACTATTATAAGGGTGAACTGTGAAATAACCAGTTTTATGGCTTATAGCCCCACTAACATTTCCAAAAACACCGTTGTTGCCATAAACACCGCCACCAGTCAACTTAGTCGGAAAACTACCACCGGAATCATACACTCTAATTTCTCCAGCTACATCAACTGTTTTGTCAAAATGAAACCTAGGCAAGTCTGTTTTTATGTGTGCGTAAGTAGTTGTTTCAGAACCTAAAGTAATATATCCCTGACCATTGTGTATTTCAAAAGTTTTACTTCCTGGTAACTTTACGGTCATTCCATCAAATTGCCCATTGAAAAATATTCCTTTTTGATTTGAGTAAGGCCACGTCCAACTTTTGGCCGCTATAAAATCAGTAGTCATAGTACCACTACTATTTTCAAGCGATATCGTAGTATCGTTTATCCACCCGCCTGTTGTTGGGTCGGTTTCCCTCGATCTAAGTTTTATGACTCCCTCTTGAATAGTAGTATAACTTTCATAAGTCTTACCGAGCGATGCCGTGACGTAAAAACTAGTAAGCGCATCTTCTTCGATGATTATTGTTCCGAAATTACCTGTAGTGGCGAATCTACTACCATTAATATTCACACCGTTTATTGTACCTGCATTGATTGTGCCGAGATTGCCTGTGATGTCTGACAGTACAGTGACTGCGCCGACAAGATTAATCTTACTAGCATTAATTGATGCAACTTCACTTGAGAGATTAATAGCACCAATCACACCATTTTTGTTAACCTTCAAATCAATTTCATCAGCTTGTTGGCTAATGGTTGTTTCTGCAGTATCTACTCGACCCTTTAAAGTATTGAATGTACTTACCTCTACTTTAGATGTAATAGCTCCATCTAAAGCGTTTATGTCGATTTCTGCAGTGGATAAACGAGTATTCATGCTATCAACAGTCGTTGAATCTGCTTTTAAATTGATTCGTCCTGCCAACTGGGTGATTTCGGATTCGGCATAATTGTACACTGCGTCTGCTTTAGCATCTGAGCCTACTGTTGTTTCCATCTCTAACCAAACACTCCAACCGCTATCTCCAGTACTTCTTCTTTGAAATTCATAATCACCAGTTTTAAAAGTTTGTTTAATCTGACCACCTGAAGAGTCACTCCATGGTGTAACTGTAATAAGTGCACCATAGGTTTCACCTTTGGAAACACCAAGTACGTTTCGGTATTTGAACTCTTCGACTACTTGTCTAGGATAATTAGACCAATACCAGCTTGGTGGTTGATTATCATTTCTAGTGTCAGGTAATTTCTTAGAATTTGTGATTGCTCCTGTTACATAAGTAGCATCGACCTTACTAGCAATCTGTCCTGCTTGTACCGTTAACTGACTATTTAGACTAGATATATCCGTTGTATGACCATTAACTGTTGACTCTAAACTACTCACATCTGCTGTGATACCATTAACGCCAACTTTTAAGCTACTTACATCACTACTGATTTGTGTCACGTCACCTTCTAAACTATCCAACGCACTTTGTTCTGCTTTTAAA